TGTAGTCTTGCCTATTTCTTTTTGTACATTTTCTAATTCTGCAAGCAAGTTACTAAAATCGAATGGCGTGTATGGCTCGGTTTCAACTGCCTTAATTCTATTAAGTTCGCCTTGTATTCTATTGATATTTCTAACTATTTCTTTATTAGCTTCTGATAGCCTTTCAACATAATTACTATCAGGGTCTAAAGCCTGACTAATTGATAATCCTGCTTTAAATGCGGCTTTCTTTAGCCTCTCTAATTCAAGCTCGTTTTTCTTAGTTTCTGCGCTAGTGAATATGTTGCTGTAAACTTGCTTGATAGTGTGCGCTGTTTGCCCTATAACATTCAAGATTCCCTGAAAGACAATAACTATCTTTTTAAAGCCCTCAATGATTCTATTGGCTATAGTTTCGCCAATCTTTTCGAAATCACCGCCTGCGGCAGTCTTCCCAAACTCAACCAGTTTAGTTGTAACCAGTTCTAATGCAGGGGCTAGTTGCGCTACTGTTTGGTCTCTAAAACCCTTAAGAAGCGTTTTTAGGCGGGTAAACGCATCATTAGCATCTTCTACACCCTGTGCCGCCTTGCCTGAAAGAGCAATACCTAGCGCATCAGCCTCACCCATCATTTCTTCTAGGGCTTCTTTGCCCAGACCAAGCGTGTTAACTAAGGCAACACCCTCAGAGTCAAATAGCTTCATCGCTAGTCTAACTTTGTCAGCAGGTGTTTTGACTGTCTCAAATGCTTTTGACAGTTCTTTCATCTGCTCATCAAGGCAGTCTAAGCATAGCTTTTGCATCTATGTTTAGTTCTCTTAATGCGCCTTTAGCTTCACCAGTACCCTTAGCCGCTTCAGCAGTTCGTCTAGTGAATCGCTGTAACGCCATGTCCATTGTTGTGGTAGATACGCCAGTCAGTTCAGCCGCATAACGCATACGCGCCAGTGCTTCTGTAGTTGTGCCTATCTTCCTTGCAGTTTTAGCTAATGAATCTGTTGCGCTTAAACTTTGCTTTACAAGAAGCGTGAATATACCTGCGGTAGCTACTGCCGCAATACCTGCTGACTTTGCGATTGTTTTGAATAAGCTAGATATGCCGCCAAGCGTTTTGCCTGCAATAGCAGACAACGTAGGAAAGCGTTTTTTTAGCTTATCAACTGACCTGCCAACTGCGCCTAAGTTATGCCTGATTTTAGCAAATGCCGCTTCAGTTTTATCAAGTGCCGCTATAACAATGTTTAACTTATTCGCCATCAGAATCCTTTAGTATTTTAAAATACGCCATCCACTCATTGAACTCAGTAACGCTTATCTGCTCTACTTCTTCAATGGTCTTATGTAACCGATCAGCCAAAGAAATAAGATTCATTCTGTGGTGATCGGTTTTTAGTTTTTTGCTAAATCTTCCTCAGACTCAATCTCAGCAAACATCTGGTTAGCAATCTCGCTAATTACAGTTGTTTCTTCTGACATCAACTCAACGCGGTCTTCAATACCATTAAACAACTTAGCACCAGTATCGTCTTGCGCTTTCATAATGATTAAATCAACCATAGCACTGATGGTGGTGTTAGTCATAAAGTCAGGGTGTTTCTTCTGTAGCTGATTTAAATCAAAGCAAGTTATAGGCTTGCAATATAATTTAAATGCGCCAGACTCATCACCCCACTCTGGAACCACGACTTCCCTTGTCTTAATCTCTCTGCGTTCTCTTAACTGTTTAGCCATTCCCATGATTTATACTCCCCTTATTAGCCTACTGTAACTGCTGTGGTTAGCTGTAGTGAAAAACTAGCTTCTACCATGCCATCATAAGATGCTGTTACTGTCTTGCTTGTTACAATACCTTGACCACTATAGTTTTCACCAGTTGCGCCAGTTGGTTGAACTTGGAAATAAAGCGTGTCACCTACGTCAAAATGGTCTTGCTCGCTAGTGCTTGCAGAATCCCATAGTGCATCAATACTTACTGTTCCTGTTGTAAAGCTAGGAACAAAAGTTCTGTTAGTGTCACCCATAGAAGTTGATTCAATAGTATCAGCAGTTTCTTCAATACTGAATGAACGAACCTCGCCCACTGCTGTTACTGTGCTAGTTGTACCTACTCCAACAATGCCTGAATTACCCGCATAAGCTGTCATTTTTTCTTACCTCATAAAGTTAAAGTGTTCCGCGCTGATACCTATACAGTACACGCAGTGTAATAATTACGCCCCCAACAGGAGCAATAGAACCCTCATCTGTTTCAATGCTAACAACCTGCGTATCTATGGCATAGCCACCACGCGTTCTGTCAACATCCAAACTCTCTTCTACAGCCTCTATAATGTTATTTCGGGCTGTGTCGATAGCCTTGCTCTTTACAAAGCAAACTAACTCATAATTTATTGTACCCATACGGCTTGTCATTGTGCCGCCTAAGGTATCGTCTTCTCTGTCTTCGCCTGCACTACGCACAAGTATAGCAGGGAATTGCGCGTTAGATAACTTCTCAAATTCAAACGGCTCTCTAGTTACATACTTCACTTCTAAGGGCGTATTAATTGCCTTAAGGGTATCTACTAGGTTAACCGCTATGTCTTCTCTAATGCTCATTTAATGTACCTGAAAAACACCTTAGCAAGCTGTCTTTCTTCTTTTCTGTTAAATCCAAAAAACGGTCTAGTCTTATTGTTCATAGCCGCTTTTTTCGCTTCCTCGCCTCTAGTAAAAAAGATAGTAGCTTTCTTATCTGTAGCCTTACTGGTCATAGAGCCTAACATTCGCCCTGTGAACTGTAGGTCTACATCTTCGCCACGACCTTTTTTCTTTCTAAATATTCTGTACTTTTCAGTATAAGGCTTAAATCTACCTGCCTTAAAACCAACACCGCTTTCAGTTCTACTCTCAATGATGTTGATGCCCTCTTGGGCTGTTATAGATAATGCGCGCTTTAGGCTTTTCTTTACGTCTTTGCCTTTTTTCTTTAATGCCTTTTGTATCTTTTCGACATTAGAGTTTATGTTGACTTGCATTATCTGCTCAATCTACCGCTATGGATAGACTGCTTTTCTAATTCTGTAACTGTGCCATCATCGTCTGTGTCGTATTCAACACCATCTCTTAAGATGCTTTCTAACTCTTCGCCATAACGCGACTTGTAGAAAGTTATCATGTTCTGGAATCTATCGCCATCAACCCAGTTTGTTAGCTGTGGTAGTGCGTACTTCCATAACACTAAGTAAGATGCACAAGTTGTAAACTGTGAGTCGGTTAACAGGCTAGAGTCTAACTCGCCCTTTAAACCTTTCTTTTCCCACCAGTCAATTCTAAGGTCTCTAATTATATCGTTTTGAGCCTTAGTATGCTCGGCAGTAAATGAGTCAATGCCTAGCTGTAATATATCAGGCACCAAGTTTTGTAAATCTGTATCTGTTGAAAATGCCATTACCACTTCACCTTATCTGCCCAATAAGCCGCACTTGCTGTTTTATCTTTGCGACCTTTTGCTATGTTCTTTGCATGGCGCGCTTTAAATGCTCTGCGCTTTGCCTTATCTGCTTCTGATTCGTTCTTTCTAGGTGGTTTGTTGTCTGCACCCTGCTGACCAAATCTAATTAGCTTTACCTTATCGCCCTGCTTAGCCAATACTGCGTGACTCTTTGTAGGGTGGTTTCTGGTTCGCTTGGGCTTATTGTACCCCTCAAACCTTTCGCCTCTGTAAGTAAT